ATGAAGATTTTTGGACGATGTACCTTTTTGAGGTGACAGAAAACGCTAAAAAGGCTTTACAAACATCAATCTGTCTGTGAGGAAAGAAATATGATTTACCGCTATGGAATTCTTTTATGTCTAGTCAGTTTCGGGCTAACCGTTCACGGCTACGACAACTTTTTGACGCCTGATATTGATGAGGGTGCGATTGGCTCGGGTTACGACAACTTTTTAACACCTGACATCGACGAGGGTGCGATTGGCTCGGGCTACGACAACTTTTTAACACCGGACATCGATGAGGGTGCGATTGGCTCGGGTTACAACAATTCCATAACGCCCGGTATTTATGAGGGTGTGATTGGTCGAGAAGCCCCATGATCAAAACAATTCTTGTACCACCCTCCACTAAGCACAGAATCTAACTATGTCTAATACAGCTTTGCAAATGGTTCTATTCCCGCCGGATACCGAGTGGGTGCCCCCTTCAGAACTGCCTGATCTGAGCGCGGCCAAGGAGATCGCGATAGATCTCGAAACCCGAGATCCGGAACTCAAGACACACGGCCCCGGTTGGGCACGACCCGATAGCGGCGATGTGGTTGGCGTGGCTATCGCTACGTCTTTCTGGTCAGGTTACCTGCCGGTCAAGCACCTTGGTGGCGGCAATCTCGATGAGCGCCTCGTCAAGCAATGGATGAAAAAAGTATGCGCACTGCCCTGTGACAAAGTTATGCACAACGCGCAATACGACTGGGGCTGGCTGCGCCGTTGGCTTGGCGAAAAGGCCAAAATGAACGGCCGCGTTATCTGCACCATGATGACCGCGGGACTAATCGACGAAAACCGGTTCAGCTATAGCCTGAATGCCCTGTCCTACGACTACCTGAACAAAACCAAGTCCGAACGCACCTTGGTTGCCGCAGCCAAAGAGTTTGGCATTACTGATCATAAAGCCGAAATGTGGAAGCTCCCTGCTCCCTTCATCGCGAAATACGCACAAACGGACGCAGAACTGGCCCTCGAACTCTGGACCTTCTTCAAAACCAAACTGGGACAGGACGATTTGTGGTCGATCTGGGATCTGGAAACCAGCGTGATGCCCTGCTTTCTGGAAATGACTTGGCGTGGAATTCGTATCGACATCGACCGTGCAGAAAGAACCCGAGTGCAGCTTCTGGGTGAAGAGAAAAAGCTGCATCGTAAAATCAAGAAAATGGCGGGCAGTGAGGTCGAAATCTGGGCAGCACAAAGCATTGCGTCGGCGTTTGAAAAACTTAAAATCCCCTTCGAGCGAACCGACAAGGGGGCTCCCTCTTTTACCCGCTCTTTTCTGCTCGAACACCCCCACGAATTGCCCCAGCTTATTTCCCGTGCGCGTGAACTAAACAAAACGCATAGCGCCTTCATCACTAACATCCTCAAGCATATCGGCAGTGACGGCCGCGTCCATAGTCACATTAACCAATTGCGAAGCGATGACGGTGGTACGGTCTCCGGCCGGATCTCTATGCAGAATCCCAACCTCCAACAGATCCCAGCCCGCGATCCGTGGCTGGGTCCGCTCATCCGTTCACTGTTCCTTCCTGAAGAAAACGAGCAATGGGCGTCGGTTGATTTTCGCCAACAGGAACCGCTCATGTTGCTGCATTATGCGAAGACTTATGGTGACAGCCGGAACAGTCCGCTTCCGTTGGTTGACGACTTTGTTGCACTGTACAAAGAAAAGCCGGATACCGACTTCTATTCAAAAATAGCCGAACTGGCGGGCTTGCCAAGGAAAATCGCAAAGACCATTTCGTTGGGCCTGGTCTATGGAATGGGTCAGAAGAAACTCGCCGCGCAACTGGATATTGAATTGGACGAAGCGAAGGAATTAATTAAGCAGTTCCACGAGCATGTGCCCTTTGTCCGCGCCCTTATGTCCGGCGTGACACGGAGACTGAATGACGCCACCTCTTCCGGCTCCATACGGACACTGCTGGGCAGGAAATGCAGGTTCGATATGTGGGAACCGGACGACTTTAAACTGCACAAGGCGTTGCCTCACAAAGAAGCGATCGCGGAACACGGATCTACCACCCGTCTAAAACGTGCATATAGTTACCGTGGTCTCAATCGCTTGCTCCAAGGTGGTAGTGCGGATCAGACGAAAAAGAGTATGCAACTCTTGTTTGAACAGGGCGTCGTTCCGTTGCTGCAAGTGCATGACGAACTGTGTTTTTCAGTAAAAAACGAGGAAGAAGCACAAAAATACGCCAAAGTGATGGAAACGGCAGTCGAATTGACAATTCCGAGCCGTTGTGACGTCGAAATAGGCCCAAATTGGGGCGAAGCTGATTGATTTTATGGGAAAAATCGAATAGCATCCCATTAACTAGTTAAGGAGGTTTTTTGGTGGATACCACTAAGTGGAAAAGCATTTTAGCCACGCGAAAAGTGTACTCGGAATTGGCTGCCCTATCTAGAATTGAGGGCCGCACCATATCCGGTCAACTTCGCTTAATATTTGAATCTTGGAAGCAGGAGAATTTGAGCAAACGAGACCTGCAACTCCTTCGGTCGGAAGTTGAGGCTGCTGAAAGTGCCTTGCTCAATTGAAGAAAACTTGCAGCGCGCTGCCCAAACGGTCGCGGCCCAGCTACATGTGAACGGGTGTGCCTATAACGACGACGTGGCCACCCTGAAGGTTTGGATTCAAATGTATCTTGAAAAAAATGACCCCAACCACCCATTTACAGTAGAGACTACAGATCTGGCAATCAACCCAGAGGTAACGGATGAGTCATACGAAGAGTCAACGGACTGGACCCGCTGGGCGCTCGACAACTGTAGTTAACGTTAAGAGTGCTGAAGCAAATCCTCCAGTAAACTTATCTCCCGCTCCAACTGCGCCTTAGTTTGAAGTTTGTTTCGTAGTTCCATTTCCTGTAATTGCTTCCACTTTTCCAGACCTTTAGGTGTAAAAAGAACTCGGTGACAACTGTCACAGACAACGTCACCGACTTCATTTAGAGGACCGCGTGTCGCCCGGCCGCAAAGCTCGCATTGGATGTGCTTTTCATAGTGATATTGTACGTCGGTCATAGAGCGCCCCCCAAGAAAGAAAGACCTATTGTCTCATAAATGTGTATACCTCGAAATGCAGGGTGTGCTAAACTTTCATTATGTTTGAAGCTATCGAAGAAGACTACGAGAGCGGACTGGAGCTTGCCGAAGAGTTGATACGGGAGTGCCAGCGTCAGGATCTGTCCACCGGACCCGCGCTGGGCGCGGCTCTTGCGGTCATCTTCAAAGAACTTATGGACGAAACACCTAACCCCCAAGCGATGATGGGGATCCTCGCGATGTCGATCGGCGCGGCGCTAAGCGTTTCTTCCTCGGGGGAGTCGCTTCACTGAAACCCTGGCAGAGCGTGGGCTGCTTCTTGTTCGAGATCAACGAACAGGTATCTCCACAGGTTGCCGGTCAACCAACCCCCCGCGCTGTTGACCACCCTTGGCCGCTCCTGGAAACAGGAGCGGTCTTTTTTTGAGTTGCAGATAATCGTATACTCTTCTATACTTCACGCTCTTGTTAAGCACAGTGGAGAAGTCAAATGGAAGATACACACGATTACCTGGTCGCCTGGAGGATGTATGACGACGTTGAACTCATGTCTGAGTCGTTTTTCTCTCTCGTAGAAGCCGAAGCCTACCGCCGGATGATGATCAACAAAAAAGGGAAGCCGCCGGAACAGGTGCGCGTGCTGGCTTTTCCTTCCTCCCCCTCTACCGAAAAGAACTTAATGACGTTGCACCGCCGGTTGCACAGCGCTTTAGATGTCGAAGATTATGCCGAAATCGACGAACACTGGGACGGCTGGAAATTACTCTCCGAGTGGAGCAGAAACATCGCCAGCGAGGTTAAGAACTCGACCGGCAAAACGGTTGGCGAGCTTCTAAATGAATGCGGATACGACGAGTCCACAACCCCGATGGGTTTAAGGTATTTTCGGTCGCGAGCCACTTAGGCTAAATAAATAGTGGAAACCAACGACGCCCTTTTCAACGAAGTTTTAGCTGCACTGAGCGCCAAGAAGCCGGAAAAATATTTCCCCGATCTGTCAACCGGCCCTGGGTGGAAGCTGTCCGGAAGCCTGCCGCAGGATAGTGCTCAATATAAACCCATTAGGGCCTATCTTCTGAAAACTAGCCGCAGACAACTGTCTGCGGCGACAAAATTCACGATCAGCAACGCCGCCGTAAGAGAAGCCGTCCGTGCAATGTTCATGGCTCCGAAAGACTTTGTGATGGCCGTCAACAGCGCCATTCCACCCTTAGAAAATATGTGGGTAGAATGGGACGAAGCGTATCAGCAAAAGTGTGCGCTTGAGCTTTACGGAGAGTGGCCGGGCTATTCCGAGTCTCGAAAAAATAACATAAAGAACACTCCTGAGACGCCCTTTGTTCTCAAACCAGACTCGTCCAACGGATGTAAGCGGGTGGGCTACCACATCACTTCGTCTCAATCCACCCCCAGGGTGAGCGACCAGGCAGGGCCCGCACACCAGTACACTTGCTACGTGAGTTTTAAAAGCACGGAACTTGGGCCGCGAAGAATGGGCTGGGAAACGTGGAGTGACAGTTTGCCGCTTGTGACCCGCTGCCCGTTTTCTTGGGTATACCAGTTTTTGGATGACGCTACAACGCACCCGCGAGCCAGGAAACGGCATGACTTAGCTTCTGTCATCGACGCATCCGAAGTGTTTGGTCACTTGTACGGCTTCAACCCTTTTATTACAGCCGCTAAAGTAAGCGCCGCTACTTTTGCGTCTGCAAGGATTCCCAAGAACGTAACGGAATTGGACGAAGCGAAAAAGCACTTCTTAAAATGCTTTGGGGCTAGGTACAGCAACTACCTGGGAGAACGGTTGGGAGTTCTTCCCTACGCGACGTGCGCCTTAATGGGAACCGGGGTTGCCATCGCAACGAGTTGGGACGATCAACCCACTTTTAAGTACAACCCAGACGCTACCTTGAGTGCGTTGGAGATGATCCGAGGAGACTTCAAATTCCTAAATACACTGCTCGCGCTGATCAATTACGATCTGCACGTCATCGAGCAAGCACAGCCCATCGCCCGGAGTAAGAAAACCAAGTGGTTGCATCTGCGGAAGATTCCTAAGAACGAACTGCGGATCATCGAAATTGACATACCGAAGCCGAACGGCGTCATTATTCCGACGCGCTTGTTCAAAGGTAGCGGAAGCCCCAAACGGCAGCACAGCCGCCGCGGCCATTGGTCCACGTATCACTTTAGAGATGGCACGACGCAGCGAAAATGGATCAAGGAACAGATTGTCGGAGATCCGACGCTAGGCATTATCGAACACGACTACGTCGTGAAAAAATACCCGAAAAACCAAAAGGGGAAGGCAGATGCATGACTACGAAAAACTGGAAACGATCCGTCAGATTATTCAGGAGGTTCTGGCGCAGAAGCCCCCTCGGCTGAAGGAAGCGCTGAAGCTGACCAACGAACTTCTCGCTAAATACAAGGACCCGAACCAAAGCGAAAGCATCAAGGGAGATCGGTGATGGAGTGGAAAGAAGCCGTTGGCGTTATGGAGGAGCTTGTCGCTTACGATCGGCTCAGCGGACCGTATTCATACATCATTTCGTGCCCGTTCTGCTCGACACGAGACGTGCTGTGGTACTGTGAACATGATAAAACCATCCGCTGCCGTGGTCCAAAGTGTCGGAAGGAATACCCGCTCAAGCCGGAGAATGGGATAGCTGTGACGGTTGTTGTTCGTGAGAACACGGACCACGAAACGGTTCAAGAAGCTTGGAAACGCATACTTCAGGGCTAAGGGATGCAAACGTTTCTGCCCTACGCTTGTTTTATCAAATCGGCTCGTTGTCTTGACGACAAGCGCCTGGGCAAGCAACGTGTCGAAGCTCTTCAAATTTTGAAGGCGCTGCGCGGCGCGTATGCCAAAACCGGCGCTTGGGAGAATCACCCGGCAACGAAAATGTGGCGAGGGTACGAGGCGGCATTGGGACAATACAAAAATGCCATGATTGAAGAGTGGGTGGCCCGCGGATTCAAAAACACAATGGTTTTGGAGCCTAAACAGCGCTGCGAACACCCGCGGTGGCTGGGGTACGCGGCGTTACATGAGAGTCACCAGTCCAATTTGTTACGAAAAAACCCGGAGTTTTACGGTAAATACGGCTGGAGTGTACCGTCGACGCTGCCCTATTTGTGGCCCACGGCCCAAAGCTCTTCTATATAGAGTTTTCCAGCAAAAAATAAAATGTATGTTGCAGTGAAAACAGCCGTAACCAGTGTAACCGTGTAACTTCCCCCTGAAACCCTTACCAGTAAAGGATTTATGGTTACAAACTCGTGGTTACAGGGTGATTTTGCTAGTGTAACCGAGACAGGAAGGAATCTGGGGCGTTAAGGGGTTCTGAAAATATTTTTTTATGTTTTTTGTTTTGGGAAATAACACGTATATAGGGGATTTTTGTTATCCTTACGCGAACTTCCTCTAGGACACGATCCATGACAACCGAAAAGCACAGATATTTAATACCCGATTCAGAACGGAAAAACGTGAGACCGAAAAAGATTTCCCGGAAACCTTCGTTTAAGCCGGAGGACAGACCGCTCACTCGGAAGCAGGAATTGTTCGTGAAAACGCTCGTCTCTGAAGACGGTCAGATCACCCTGAAAGAGGCCGCAAGCAGGGCCGGATACGGCAAAGCCGCGGGCGTTAGGGCATCTGAACTCACTAATCCGGAAAAGTGCCCCCATGTTTGCAAAGCTATCCGCGTTTATCGGGACGAGCTTGATGCGAAATACGCAGTCACTTACAAGAACCACATCAAACGGCTGGATGATCTTTCTCGTGGCGCTCAAGAAAATCAAGCCTGGAGCGCCGCCGTTCAGGCCGAGTACCGTAGAGGCCTGGCCCATGGTGACATTTACATCGATAAAAAAGAAGTTCGCCACGGTAAAATTGACAGTATGTCCACCGAGGAGGTAAAACGGGCTCTCGAAGAATTGAAGAACACTTATGACCAGGCCCCGAGAGAAACTACCCCGAGTGTCAGAAAAGCGCGAGGCGAATTTTTGGCGGGCCCTAAAGATGCAGTTGAAATCGAAGAGGCCGGAGTGGTTATCGACTCGAATTGAAGGGGCATCCACGCCCGGTCTTCCGGATGTCCTTCTGACGGACGAAATTGGCCGTTTTCATCTTGTAGAGCTTAAAAACTGTCGAACTTCCCACGTTCGCCTTTCTGCCCTTCAGACGTCTTTTCTAATCCGACAGGCTCGTCAAGGTGCATCCGTGTGGGTTCTTGTCCGACAAAAAGACACGGTTTTCCTGTTTGCCGGAGCGCAAGCTATAGAACTTGCCGACAACGGCCTCAAGAAGGTGTCTCCCGTAGGTCGTTGGGAAAAACCCATTAACTGGGACGAGATTTTCACTCGTATATCAGCGACGAATCCCATATAATCGAGGGGTCCAAAATTTGGAGGAAAGCAGTTGCTTATTTTATTTAAGCTCGCGGAATGGTGGGATCGGAGAAGATCAAAAAAAGAGAAAGAATTTGAACAACTCCGACAAACTTACTTGGGACGATTGGAGAAAAAGGGAGACGGGCATGACGCAGTTAACCAACGATTACAACAGAATACTGAAAAACATCTGGAGCAGGGCTCCAGCCGGGATCCATAACGTTTGGCCAGAGGACGCTGTCAAAGCTGTGAAAGCTCTGTTTAAGCGAGAGTTTCCGCAGAGAAAATGGCCGTATGAAATCAAATTTACGAGCGGCAATCGGTATACCTGGGTGCGCCGAAGCCTAGGCAAGGACGGGCGTTTTTCAGGCGGCCGAACGGTCTTTATCAATTGTGAGAAAGGCTGGGAGCATCTCGTCCATGATTGGTCCCACTGGCTGAACTTCGTTCACGGCGACGGGCGAAAAGCGCACTGCGAAGAGCATTTGATGCTTGAGCGGGATTGCGCTGAATACGTGATCAGTCGAGGATGGGTGAAAAGTGAGCTTGTGCCGGTTGAATCGACGCAGGCTAATGTCGTTGCAAAAAATTTCAACAAACTTCAGGCTCGCAAGGTCAATCTGCTGAAAAAGCAAGCACAATATGTGTCGAGCTTGAAGCGTGTCGAGAACGGACTCAAAAAAGTTGAGCGTAGTATTCAACAGTACGAAAATAAATACGACAATGAGCGCCTGACTGCTCTGCGAATTCCGCGGGTAAATCGAAAAAAAGCAGTTCGAGTTCACCCGAGAGATAAAATCGTCGAGTTGCAAAAACAGTACCCATGGCTTCGGCTGGAGGTTGACACCTGGTATCGAGACGAGTTTAACGATCCTGTGCGATTTTTTGTTTATCACGTTGACGAAGAGGTGGAGTACGAGGGCAATATCACGAACCGGGAGGAAGATTATGAAGAGACTTGGACAGCCGCGCACCGCGAAGCGCTTCGGCTAATTGAGAAAACGGAGAGCCAGCAAGAGGGTTGAATAAGTCTGCGCATATATACGATAATGGCTGCTAGTTAAAAAAACTGTGGAGGTACTGGCTATGTCGAAAGAAACTTATAAAGTACACGAAATAGAAAAAGGCATCCCGATCCCGGATAAAATTAAAGCCGTTACTGGGCGGCCACGAAAATATCCGATCGCGGAAATGGAGGTAGGCGATTCGATTGCAGGATTGAATCGCGGCGGAATGTACGCCTCGGCGACCTCCTGGTCTCGACGAAATGACAAAGATTGGGAATTCACAACTCGAATGAATTTGACTGAGCCTGGATTTCGTATGTGGAGAACCAAGTAATGGGGTACCAAACGATCACGAAATACGATACTGACTACGAGGTTAAAAACACTACGGAAGCCGGTCGCATTTCATTAGATTATGAGCGCTTCGAGACTTATATCGAAGCCCTTCAGCACGCGCAAGAAGAATGTCGATGGGAAGCTACGGTCGAGGCTATTGTGGTTTGCGAGACGAACAATTTGCGTGTCGCGGAACTGACACCGGATTAGTTTTTATCGGCGAACGGTTCCACCGAAGGCCCGTTTGTACGGGCCTTTTCTTTATCAGCGATTTACCGCATAATTCCAGCGGTTGAAAAAACAATACTGTGGAGAACAAAATGATGGAAAAAACAGAGAAAAAATGGACTACGTCGGAACTGCAGCAAGACTTCGATGTTGAAGGATTCGCCTACGGCCTGTGTGTTGCTCGACGCAAATCCGATAATGTGCGCGGCAGCCTGGAGTTCGATCACATGCCTCGCGTTTATTATAATTTTAAGGAGGCGGACGAATGACTGAAAATGAGCATACTTTTGAGCTACTGGGCGAATGCGTCCGCATTCAGACTAATGACCGAGGGTCCTTTGTGCATGTGCT